GCCTGGAATTGAGGATCATTGACCATCTCTTCTGGCATTATCTGAATACATTCTACTGTAACAAGGGTATATCTCTCAGCAATAATGCCCCTTTGTTGAACACCGTATGGGCGGTAGACCTGGTTCTTCCACACAATACGTCCGCGAAGTTGGATCTCGGGTACTTTAAAAAATCCTGGAGATATGCGCTCAACGTCTTCGGCGTTAAGGGTTAAGTGAAGAGTATCGTCGTTGTAGTAACCGGCAACAGATGTTTTAACATCTCCTTGAGTCCACAAAGCTCTGATAATTGGAATTGTGTATGGGCCTGTCCAGCGTTTCCCGCCAACGGCTCCGCTAATATCTTGACCAACATCATAAATAGGGTCTATGACAGTATTAACTGGGTCATAGATGTACCAAAGCGCGGAAGTTCCTACAGGGTTTTTAAGATCAGTGTCGACTCCTACAAGAAGGTCGTCTGTCTCAAAATCTGCGTCAAACCGGCCACCGGGAGAGTAAGACCGCATTTAAAATTATTCTGCTGCTACAAACTCAGGGTAGTTTTCTTTAAGCTGAGCAATACCGTTGACAAGGCGTTCTTTCATGCGCTCATCAGTTGCATTAGCTAGCTCAGTTGTAAGAGTTGCAAGAGCTGCATCAAATAGAGTCTGATCCATTTGTCCCATCCTTTTCTTTATAGAACTCAAGGTTACGCTGTAAACGCTCATCTGTCGGGGTTACCTCTAAGGCTTTTTCCCCATACTCAAGGGCAAGCTCGGTTTTACCTAGCCAGAAAGCGGCAATAGCGGCGTAGTCATAACCGCGGAAATCCCAAGCCCAAGGCTCACAGAAATAATCTAAAGGCTTTTCTGTAATAGTTAACGCAAGCTCGGCGTACTTAAGACACTCTTCCCATCGTTGGTTGTTGTAGTAATACTCCGCGGTTTGTATATAGTTTTCACGGCGGGTTGGGTCTTGAGTGATCGCACTTAGGTTCCAGCTTTCCGCGTTATCTGGGTCAACAAGAGCAAGGTATCTGTGGGCTGCTGCTTTTTGGGGTAGCCACTTGGCGCTTTCTAAAGATAGATAACGTTTAAACTCTGTGGCCGCTTCCGGGTACTTGTTATGAAAGTAAAGCTCGCGTCCATAATAAAAAGCGCATCGATCATCAAGCGGGTTTTCACGAGCAGCGGTTTCAAGGAGCGGTAGGTATTGCCCACGAGACTTTGTTTCATCTGGGTGGTGCTCAGCTTGTAACTCAATCCACCCTTCAGTAGGAGGCTCTCCATAAGGGTCTGGCACTTCGTGGATTGGATAGATCCAACGATAGCCTTGACGAGCGTGGATACGGATACCGCTAAATTGAAGTCCAGGAGATCCGTCTGGGTTCCAACTGGTGGTAAATAAATACCGAGGACGAGTCCATTTGTTTTTGTAGGCAAACTCTAAATGTTGGCGCCAACCTGGGACTAATACTTCGTCGAGATCCAGAGCAATACAGTAATCAATATCCCCAGGGATAACAGCGAGGCTAGCATTACGAGCATCATCAAACCTCCACGGTTTAATTGAAATTTCAACTACATTAATACCAAGAGACTTAGCAAGCTCGATAGTGCGGTCGCTAGAACCAGTGTCAGCAATAAGTAAATAATCAGCTTCTTTGGCACATTCATACCACCGTTCTACAAACTTCTCTTCGTTAAGCGCTATTGAGTAAACAGCTACTTTCATGCTCCGACTTTCTTATCCGATTACGTTAATAGTACCTGTCTGTCCAGAGTTTTGCTGTGATTGATAATACAAGGTGCTAGGTGCTCCAGCATCTACAGTCCAAAGGATACCGCCTGTTGCGGCTCCATTATTAGTTACTCCAAGGCCATATTGATTAGATAAACCTATTCCAGCGGCGGTTTTAAGGAAGAAATTACTTCCAGAGGTATTAATAGTAAAGAAATAAGAGTAACCACGAACTACGGTTAATGTAGGGTTGCTTGATCCATTAATAACATAAGCAACAGTTCCGCTGTTTACTACGTTAAACGTATCAACAATTGTAAGGCCATTAGTTCCAGTAGCTCCGGTAGGCCCTGTAGGCCCTCCAGAAGGTCCGGTAGGTCCAGTAGCACCAGTAGGTCCCGTAGATCCGTTTGTTCCAGCAGCGCCCGTAGGCCCAGTTGGACCAACACTTACAGAAGTATTCCAGGCTGATCCTGACCAAAATGATGTAGTTTGAGTAGAGGAGTTAATCCAAATATCTCCTACTTGAGGGTAAACAGGTGTAGTACTTTGGTAACTAACAACTTGCCGTCCTGTAGTCTCGTATAAACCAGTTGCCAAAAAAGAAGCATACGCGGAATTTGAAAACACACTTATAACATCACCGGTGTTTAACGCAAATTTAAATGTTTCAAAAGACTGACCACCAGAAATTGATATATTGTCAACAATATAACCAGCTGTAGCTAAAGTTTCACCAGAAGGAATTACCGCAATATCTACAGTAATTGGGTTAGCGCTTTTATTTGCAGCAACTACAGAAGCAATATATGCTTGATCAGCTGTATATAAAGTAGATTGTAAGTTAGCTGATGGGTTAGCAATAGCAAGGCGTTTTACTGGCATTAGCTGGCGCTCACAATCTTCCAACCCGTTGGAGTTTTAACCTCTAAAGCATTTAATTCTGTATTATATCTTAAATAGCCATTTGCAGCAGAGGCTGGACGCGCAGCTGTTGAGTTAGCCTCAAGTGTAATAGTATTAAAATTACCATTAATAGTTTTATTTGTAAATACAGTTGGGTAGTCTCCAGCACTATAATCATCAGCTTGAATTAAACCATAAATTGAAAAAGATACATTTGCTGTAGATGCTTTAACGTACACCGTATCTGTAGCATTAATTGCAAATTTAAATGTTTCAAATGATTGTCCAGCACCTATTGATAAATTGGCAACAATATAACCATAACCATTAGATGTAGATCCTAAAGGAGCTACATATATATCAACAGTTGGTATAGCTGCTGTACTTGTTGATTTGTTAGAAACAATAACAGAAGCTAATGTGGAGTAGGTAGCTGCATAAAGCCCAGTAACCGTATTTGCTGCTGGGTTTTGAATTCCAAGACGATTGATTGGCATTCTTACCCCTTACGCCTGAGCTTCAGTCCACGTTAGCTTTGCTGATGAAAGTGTAGTGTTACCAGTCAAACGAGCTACCGCAATAGTCAAAATATCTGGACCATCAGGGAACACGCTGTCTCCGCCAAGGATAGAGTTACCAATTTCGTACAACTCACTAATATCAACAGTTGTTGACCCTTCAGCACCACTAGCGCCACCCGCTGCACGGAAGTTATAAATTTGAGTTCCGCCAGAAACGGTATCATTAAGCGTGTGCTGAATGTACTGAGTCAACGAAGGAACAGATGAGTTGTTAAAGTTTAAGTTATTAAGGCGTGGGTTAATAAGAACCTTAACATCTACAAGCGATGTACTTGAAATTGCAAGTTCTTGCAATCGCAACTGCATGCGGTTAATTACGTCACGATCACCAAGTTTTCCAACCAAACCAGAAGATACTGATGGGGATAGTCGAATTGAAATAAGCGGCTGATAGTTAGTACCGGATGAGTTATTTGAAGACCCTAGTGGATAAAGGTAATATGTATATTGGCTGTTACCTTGTGAGGTAAAGTCAATAATATTAGTTCCACCAGTAGCTGTTGCATCTGAGAAAGTAGGATGTAAAGAAATTGTATTTGCATCTACTGCGCGTACATATAATGTACTGTTATTAATCAATGTAGTTGCGCTACCACTATATGCAGCTTGAGCAGTAATTGTAGGGTTTTGAACATCTGAACCAGTTTGCCCATTAGCGGTTAATCCAACAAATGTAACCGCATCACCGTTTGTAAAACCGTGGGTAGAAACAGTAATTGTGTTTGGTGTGGTATTAATAGCTTTAGATCCAAATGATTTAGCTGTAGTACCGGCAACCGATAAAGTTTGGCTCTGCTGTGAGAATAGGTAAGCTTTATCGTCGTCAAACTTACCATCCATGATAACCGAAGTACCCCAGTGGAATAAGAATGGGATATAAGTAGGTGTATCAAATGTTGCTACTTCGTAACGTGTAGGCAAATTACCTGAACGGAAGTATGACTCAAGCTTGTAGTTGTTGTGGATGTACTCGTGAACATATTGAACTTCACCGCTACGGGTCTTGAACCCATAGCGAATTTTTCCAGCGCCGTACCAAGAGTAGTCAATGTAAGCCATCTGGATCTTTGTAAGGTCAATGTTATATCCTGTAGGACCTGTTCCATCAAGCTTATCAATTGAGAATTGCTCTTGTGGTGTACGAGTGTCGACGGTTTTAGTAATGATAATACCGCTCTTTGCAGGGGTAAATGAGTGAGGTGATCCTACACCAGCATCTGAAATAGTTACAGATGTTCCAGAATCTGGAGTAGCGCGTAACTTAAATGTATTGTTATCTGTACCAGATGAAGTAAGATCAATATAGTAAGTACGGCCATTAATAAGACCACCAATTGGTGTTCCATCAATAGAGTTGTAAACAACAGGTAGGTTGTTTGTAAAGCCATGGCTGTTAATTACAAAGGTGCTTGTAGCTGTACGAACTACACCAGTTGTTCCATTACCTGGATTAAACTCTTGTTCAGTTCCAGAAGAACCTTTATATTCAGGTTTGATAGTAATACGAGTATCGCTAAGTACACTAGATACTTTGTATGACTGACCACGTAGAACAATAAAATCACCAGCAGCAAGTTGTTTTGTAAATTGAGTGTTAGTACCGAATACAAACTCAGAACCTTGAAGAGCAGACGCAGTTCCAGCTAATTGTTGGGTAGATGATCTACGAACAGCATAAAGTTTTTGACCGTCAAACTCCCAGAACATACCATTTTGGAAATCAAACATACCGGCACGAATTGCGCCGTTTTGCCAAGCAAGTACGTTAAATTGTGGGAAACCGTAAGCTACTGCTTCTGCTCCTGTAGGAATAGTAGAAGTAGCAATACAAGTAAAGTTAAATGAGTCCTGAACTGTTACTTGGAAAGTACCATTATAGATGGTGCTTACTGCTCCAGTTGAAGTTGTAGCTTCAGATATCTTTACATTCAAACCACTAATTAAGCTATGAGGGCGTCGTGTAGTAGCTTGGAATGTAGTAGAGCTAATACGGCGTAGGTTTTCAATATCAATTGTTGGCTTAAAGTTAATACCAAATGATGTTTGAAGACCTTTACCGGATTGGTAACGGAAGTACTTACGTGTTTGGCGAATGATTTGGCCAAATGATGTATTAGTACCAACGGACATTTCAACTCCACCGTCAAATGGTCGGTGTAGTGAGTATCCTTGCGGACGTACATAGATAAATGTTGAGTAAGAATAAGAAACACTTGAGTAAGTTGTGCTGTATGGTCGATCAACAGTTACCTGTGAATCAGATCCGATAGCTGTTAGCTTACGAATAATTGGAGCATTTGGTGTGTTCTTTGTTAAAGAGTGTGTTCCTGTACCCTGGTTTGACCAAGTTACTGGGTTTGTGTTGGCTGTAGCATCCGCAGCTGTGTTAAATAGCTTGATAGTATTATTATCAATTTTGCGAATAAAGTAGTAGTAACCGCTTGTAAGACCTGTAGGGGCTGTTCCTGTTGTGCCAAGAATAGCCGCATCACCAGTAAAGAAGCTGTGAGCAGTAATTGTAATTGTGTTTGTTGGGTTTACAACTAAAGCGCCGGGTGCAAATGTGGGAGCATAGGTAGTATCAGTAGGGAAAATACGGAATGTATCTCCAACCTTCAAAATCTTTGAGAAAGCGGTTCCTGTACCGTTTACAAGAGTAGACCCACTTGCAGTAGTAACGGTCCCATTACCAGTAACAAAACCGTTAATTTGAGAAGTAGTCAAAGAGTGAGCAATACCGCCACCCCAAGATGAAATAACAATTGGTACACCGGAAGACGCATTTTCAGCAGAGGAAGCTAGACGAATGTAATCTTTACTTACGTTAATTACGTAATAATCAGTATTGTTAGTAAGAGCTCCCATGTCAGAGTCTCCACCATTGCTATAGCGAACCTTAGTACCAGTAATAAATCCATGAGATAGAATTTGAATAGTATTTTGTTGTAGGTTAACTACACGGCGTGGGTTAAATGCTTTAACAATTGTTGGAACAAACCCATTTGCTGTTACAGTAAATGTAGTTGTTGTAGGAACAGTTGCTACTGTATAAGTACCGTCCGGTGATTTAGTTAGAGACAAAATACGATGTGTTCCAACACCAGACGTTGTAAGGTTTACTCTAGTTCCAGCGGTAGCGTTAATTAATGTTGTAGCAAGCGCAATGTTGTTTCCATCAATTAAAATTACATAATATGGATTACCAGAGACGAGACCACCAATAGCTGTCTGACCTGATGAGTCATACTGAACAAGCTCACCTTGGCTAAATCCATGGTTTGGAATAGCAATCTGATCAGCAACAAAATCAACAGCATTTGTTGTTAATGAGTGGTTTCCTGACCCAAGAGTGGTTAAGTTAATTGCCGCTCCGCCAATTGAGGTTGTTAACTTAATAATATTATCATCTAGTTTTAAAACAAAGTAAGTAGTTCCTGTGGTTAAACCACCAATAGAAGTTCCACCACCATTTGAATAAACAACTTTTGTTCCTGTAACATAACCATGACCTGGGATATATAAGCTGTCTTCTGTTAAGTTAACTACTACATAAAGGAATGAGTGAGCAGTCCCAAGGCCAGCAGCTGGTCTTCCTGTAACGGCATCTGCGTCAAGGAAGTCAATAGCTGGTCCATTTAAAGATTGGCTAAGTTTAATATTGTTAGCATCAACAACAGTTTTTACATAATAAGTAGCATTATCTTGTAGTGGATTGATTGCTAAATTAACAGCAGCTGTTCCGCCTGAAGAAGATACGCTTCCAGATATAGTAGAAGTAAATGTAAAGCTTGTTGTATTAGGTACGGCTGTAATTGTAAAAGTACCGTTTAATCCAGGAATTGGTGTTGATCCGGAGGTAACACCTGTAATATAAACTCGGCGACCAACAGTAAATGTATGGTATGAGGTAGTTACTGTGACTGTTGTTCCGCTTCTAGATATAGATGAAATAGGCACATTGTGGTTAACATTAGCTGTTCCGCCAAGGATTGAAGTTAATGTTCCGCTTGTTGTAGTTGTATATGTAAATGTATTAGTACCAGTATTTGTAATTATATAAGTACCATCAAGATCAGAGTTTGCAGATCCTGAAATATTTACAGATTGACCAGTTGTGAATCCATGTGATGCAACGGTAGCTGTAGCCGTAGTTAGAGAGCGGCTAATAGAAGTAATTGATTTTAAAGTAGATCCTGATACTTGATAGTTAACAGGCTGGTTTACCAAGAAACCATGGCTTGGAATATTAATTGTGTCTGTTGCTACGTTTACAACAACTTTTTGTAATTTTTCATCAGTTGCAAACCCAGGTAATGTGAAGTCTACCTCAGTAAAGCTAGGTGATGGTGTGGTACTTAGCTTGTATGAGTAGCTATTAATAGTATTTACATAATAAACTGTTCCAGCTGCCAAAGGTGTAGGGGCAGTTCCTGTAAATGTATAAGTTACCGCATCACCTGAGTTAAAAGAGTGACCGGTTGCATTATAAATAATATTAGATGTTAGGTCTAAATTAATAGGTGTTACAGCGTGGTATTGAGAACCAGCTGCTGTAAGCGTAATTCCGTTAGTTCCAGCTTGTGCGTCTGCAATTGTTGGGTGAACAGAGTAAGCTGAGAGAGTGCTTGAAACCAAAGTTACATCTACTCCAGCTGTGGAGTTTGAGGTATTAAATGAAGCAAGATTTACAATATCAACACCATTAAAGCCTGTTAATGAATCATAAGTTCCATTTGATGTAGCTACATTTGTAGCAAGAGGGTTGATATAAGATCCGCCAGCTCCAGAGTGGCCACCTTGTAGAGTACCCGAACCTCCTGTGTAACCTCCAGAACCACCGTTAGCGCCTTGTGAAACACCCTCAGATCCACCGGCTCCACCAAAACCACCGTTGTTACCAGAGTTTGAAGTACCACCGACAAGGCCATTGTTAAAGCCACCACCTGCGGTTACAGCTACATAAGTACCTGTTGTTGCACCACCTGCGCTGTAAAAACCACCACCAGCAGCACCGGACACTGCACCACCGGTACCACCCTGCCCAAGGACACCAACAGCTTGTGATAATGAGCTTTGTGCGCCATTTGGGCTTAAAGAACCATCAACACCAGGGGTACGATCGCTGTTTGCAACACCACCAGCTGCAACAAATAAAGGAATATTTCCATTTTTACGAACAACAAAAGTTCCTCCGCCAGAACCTGGCCAAGAAGTGTTTCCTCCAGCAAGGCCAATTTGACCAACAGCAACAGTAATAATTTCGTTTTTATATAGCTTTATGCGTCCCTTTACGATTGCGCCACGGCCAGCAATACCTTGAGCGTTTGTTGTAGCTGTGTTTCCAGGAGCACCTTTAACAGTCATTTCGTAAATTCCAGTTGCTGGAACTGTCCAATCTTGGTAACCCTGGTAAGAACCTTGATTAAAGTAAAGGCTAGATGCTGTCCAAGTAGCAGCAGAATATGCTGTACGAAGGGCTGTAAGTGTTGGAGCTGTTGCACCAGTGGTTCCAGCATTAGTAAAGCTGTGTGAAGTAAATGAGTAAAGGTTTACTTGACTAAAACCACTACCTGAAGATTTTAAGAAATAAGTTTCACCTGAAGTTAAACCTGTAATAGGTGTTCCGGTTGTAAAGTATTTAACAGCTTGATTGCTTGTATAAGTTGCATCTAAATTAAGGAAATTATTATAAACAAATGGGTAATTAAAACTTGTTGTTCCCGAAGTTGAACTTGTAATATTTACAGCTGATCCACCAACAGATGTAGAAAAAGCAAAACCTTTAGTAGCTACAGTTTTAATGTAATACAAATTACCAGAGGTTAAACCCCCAATTGCACCGATGATTGTTCTATAAATAAAAGGACTTCCATCAGAAAACGCAGCAGGTACAACTTCTCCAGCACCTGTAGTATTGTAATAAATGTAATCATCATCTAAATTAACATTTACTTTTGCAAGAGCATGGGTACCGCTAGCACCAACAGCCGTGATATCAAGAGTTGCCATTATCTACCCCTTACGCCTTGTACCTAATAATTACAGTTCCGGATCCACCGTCACCGCCACGATCAGAGTGACCACAACCGCCTCCGCCACCACCGGTAGCAAAACCACCGGTTCCACCAATTCCTTGACTATTAGCACCTGAGTTAATAGCTACTGTAGAACCAACATTTACTCCACCAGTTCCAGGTGAGCCCATGCTTCCTGTTACAAAAACACCACCCATACCTCCGCCACCAACACCACCATTAGCGCCACGACCAGTTCCATAATCTGCACCGTAGAATGCTCCACCACCACCGCCACCTGCGTAATAATAAGAAGTACCTGTGATAGTAGAAATACGCCCAGCACCGCCGTCACCAGGTTCTGTAGTTGCATTACTAATTGCAGAAGAACCGGCACCTCCACCGCCACGACCTTCAGTATCATTGTTAGGTCGGCTGTTAGGGTTGTTGTATCCACCACTAAATCCGTAGAACGAACCGCTAACTACTCCAGTAGCAGTTCCTACAACAGCAGCACCACCAGCAGCAGAGTTTGTACCGCCACTTGCACCGCCACCTTGACCGCCACCAGAACCACCAGCATTTCCAGCAATTTCTGGATAACGTCCGCCGTAACCGCCACCCTTAGCAATAATTGAAACGCCACCACCACTTACGGAAGAATCTCCTCCATTTGTCATGTCGTCTGCACGAGCATTTCCGCCGCCGTAACCACCACCACCAGTAGTGATTGTATATGTAGTTCCAGAAGTTAGGTTAATCTGGCCTTCCCACATACCGCCGCCGCCACCGCCGCCGCCTACGTAAGTTCCACCTCCACCGCCACCTGCAACAACAAGAACGTCCGCAACTCCAGACCCAGAAGAAACAACAAATGAAGCTGTTTTAGTTGTTAAGTTGGTGTCTACGTTAAATACGTGGACCTTATAGTTTGTACCAGAAATATTTACAGTTGAAATAGTTCCGCCAGTAGCATTAAGACCAACGTCGTCCAGTAAATAAAAATTGTTATTATCAATTTTTTGCACAAACATATGATCTTTTGTAAATGATTGACGTGTTACAGCACCACCAGCAGGGTATGTATAACGGACAAGATCACCGGTTACAAAACCATGTGACTGTAAATTCCAAACATCTTTATCTAATGAAACGCCAATTTTACGGAACTTTTGGGTTCCGCTTCCGCCAGAAACTGTAATATCAGTTCCTCCAGGAGTTGCAGCTATTTTAATTTGATAGAACCCTGGAACTGAGGCACCAGCAGGTTCATTATAATAAGTAACCCAATAAGTAGTGTTGTTTGTAAGACCTGTAGCCGCTGTTCCAGTAGTTGTATAAAATACCATTGCACCAACATAATTACCTGATGAAATTGTAGTTCCGGCATCGTTGTTAAGTTGAATAATTGTAGAGCTATAGGTATTTACTGTTGATAAGCTACCTAAAGTATTTGTTCCATCAATTTCACGACCAGCAGGGCTTACTACTGTTAGTATTGATTGATTAACAGTATCTGTATTATTTCCAGCAAAAGTAACAGCTTGGTTTGCTAATTGAAAAAATCCAATAGGGGCAGTAGGTATATCAAGCGGTGTTCCTCCAGGTGTTGCAGAAACAGCAAATGTTGATGTTGTAGTTCCAAGAGCATTATTTATGCTATCAGCAAGAAAAACAATTCCTCTAGGGTTAGTTAAAAAATAACCAGAAGTTGCAGGTGCATTGTAGTAAAGAGGTGTTCCAATAGGTTTTCCACTAAAGTTTTCAGATGTATGTGTAACTGTAATTGTTTTATTAGTAGCATTAAATGTAGCAGTAGCGCTTTGGGTTCCACCAACATATGCTCTATTATCAAAATCAACGTTATAAGAGGTTAAAGAGTTAGATCCATCAAATGTTTGAGCTGTAGAGCTATTTGATGAGTCAAATGTTTTAGCGCCAGTATTAGAAGCATCAAATTGCTGTGAAACAGTTGAGTTAAGGTTCAAGAAATAGAACGGTGTTCCTACCTGAAAACCGTGAGGTGAGTCTGTTTGAACAGTAAGAACAGAAGTTGAAGCTGCATCTGTAACAATACCTTGTGAGTCAGATATCTTAATTTGAGAGCCTTGGAAGAACTCACCAGTAATAATAGAAGTATAAAGGTCAAAAATAGAAGCTGTTGTAGCTTGAGCTTCTTTAGCAAGGTAAGTAAAAGTAAAGTTATCTGGAATAGAATTAATAATGTAAGCGCCGTCTGCGGTCACTGATTTAGTGCCACTTACGTTAATTGGAATACCAACAGCAAGGCCGTGAGCTGTTTGAGTAGTTACTTTAATTTCACGAGAAGTACTTGTGGTAACCATGGCTGTAATGCTTGGGATAGTTGTATCACCGCTCTTTGAAAAGAAAGAAGGGGTGTTATTAATAAGCTCAACTGTTTCCCATTTGGTAGGCTGAAGACCATACTCAAAGTCGGTATCGATAAGGGTTTGAGGCTCCGATACACGGAGCTTGGTAACCGGATCAATAAATTCTGCTGGGAAAGTGATCTCTCCGCCTGAGCCAGAGGAGCCACCACCAAGAAAACCAGCCATTTATTCTTCCTTTCTTAGACCCGAGCTAGATACTAAGATACCTATAAACTCGAAGTATTAACTGCTATAACTAAATGAAATTAAGCGCCAAGCCACCAAGAATTAGATAAAGCAAAGAATCCAGCAGGTCCAGTAGCACCTGTAGGTCCAGCATTACCCGATGCAACTTCTACAAAAACCCCACCAAAGTAAACGTAAGTTTTTGCAGTGTTTGTGTTGAACCACGCATCGCCAGCTACTGCTCCTGTTGGCGCAGTTGCAGATGCTGTAAATTTACCTGTTGCTCCTGTAGGGCCAGTAGGGCCAGTAGGGCCAGGGACAGTTGAAGGAACAGTTGATGTTGGTCCGGTCGGTCCAGTTGGGCCTGTTGGGCCCGTAGGACCGGCTACTGTGCTTGTTGCTCCCGTTGCTCCGGTAGGGCCGGTAGGGCCTGTTGGTCCAATAAATTGTCCAGCATCTGTCCAAACAGATCCTGACCAAATATAAATATGATTATTAGCTGTAACAATGTAAGCATCGCCAGCGGTGTTACCGCTTGATGGAAGGTTACCGACTGTTGCAACAGTTCCTTTAACAGTGATTGATGTACCAGCCGCGCCAGTAGAACCAGTTGCTCCTGTTGGTCCGGTAGGACCAGCAACTGTACTAGTTGCGCCTGTTGAGCCTGTGGCTCCTGTTGGACCAGTAGGACCTTGCTTTAAAGTAAAATCAAATACAGCCGCGGTCGATGTTCCACTATTTGTTACTGATGGAAAACCTGTTGGACCAGTTGAAAGTATAGTTCCAACAGCAACTGTTGCAGCAGATCCTGTTGGACCCGTTGATCCTGTAGAACCTGTAGCTCCTTGGGGGCCAGTTTGTCCTTGAATATTTCCAACAAACGTCCAAGCGTTAGTAATCCAAGAATACAAACTACCATCTGTTAAAATATAAGAATCGCCAGTTACTCCTGTTGGGCGAGCAGCTTGTAAAGCGCTTAAGTTTGCGTATTCACCTTTAATGTAACCAACAGCACCTGTTGAACCTGTTGGACCCGTCGCACCAGTTGCGCCAGTAACGCTTGCACCGGTTGGTCCGGTTGCACCTGTAGGTCCCGCAACTGTTGAATTAGCACCAGTAGCACCTGTAGCGCCAGTAGCACCGGTTGCACCGGTTGCTCCAGCTGGGCCAGCTACAGTTGAGTTAGCACCTGTTGCGCCTGTTGCGCCTGTTGCGCCTGTAGAACCAGTTGAGCCAGTAGACCCGATTGCACCAGTAGCGCCAGTTAATCCTGTGTTTCCTGTGTTTCCTGTGGCACCAGTCGGTCCAGTTGCTCCCACAAGTCCTTGAGATCCAGTTGAGCCAGTTGCTCCCGTAGATCCTGTTGCTCCTGTAGCACCTGTAGGTCCAGTAGAACCTTGCGGTCCTGTTGCTCCAACAATTTGTCCAGCGCTATACCAAGCTGTTCCATTCCAGACATAAATATCTCCATCTGCGTCAACAATCCACGCATCGTTAACTGCGTTACCTGATGCTGGAAGTAAAGCAACTGTTGCTTTAGCGCCTTTGAGTGTAATTGATACACCTTGTGCACCTGTAGAACCTGTAGCTCCTGTTGGACCAGTTGGTCCCGCTACTGTACTAGCCGCACCTGTAGAGCCGGTTGCACCCGTTGCTCCAATACTTCCGGTAGGACCAGTTGCTCCTGTTGATCCAGTTGCACCTGTACTTCCAGTTGAACCAGTTGAGCCAGTTGCTCCAGTTGAACCTGTAGGACCAGTTGCACCGGATGGACCGGTAGCACCGGTTGGACCAGCTACAGCTACTTGATCTACTACCTGAACATTAATAAACGGTTCAGGTTGGACAATTACTACTTCATCTGCCATTTTAGATATCCACCGTTACTTGTTCGGTTACAAACACTTGACCTCGCATGTAAGTCTTTTGAAAAGTGTTGTCTACTGTTGATGTTGCTTGAAGATCCCACACACCACGCTTTGGTAAATTTGCGGTTACTGATTTAGGTAGTGAAAGACGAATACGACCAGTTGCGTTATTTACTACAGTAACTGTCATATCAGCAATAATGATTGGGGCTCCCGCGTAAACGCGAATCTGAGCTTTAAATACAAGGTTGGTAGTATCACTTGGAAAATCAAGTTCAAGCTTAAATAGGTCACCCTGGTAAATAAGCAGATCGTAAATAGCTGCGGTTGTAGGGGTTGGATCAAACCCTTTAAGGTTATTCTCAATGTATACGCGTTGTGGATACTTAGAGTCTTCAATTTCTTGAGCCATGTAAATAGGCACCAAACGATTAGTTCCACGAGAAATGCGGCGAAGTGTGCCCATCTCAAGGCGCCAAAGACCAATATTAAGCGCAGATGAAAGCTGCTTGTATTGTTCCATGCGCTGTTGAATAATCTGTGAAAGCTGACGGTATCGCTCAGAGCGTGGGATCATAACTCCGTCTGGAGCTTGAATGTCAATGTCAAAAGCTGCATCTGTAGCTAGAGCCCAAAGGCCTTCAATAGCTGCCAAAATAGCAATTGGATACTCTTCAACAGCTGGGATGTTACCGACTGTCATCTTGCGTCCATAAGCATCTGTGCGCTCATGAGTATGCTGTTCAACAGCTGTGTTAACAAATCGCTCTAAGTCTGCGTCTGTAAAGTAGCGGTAAGACGTCCCAGTAATTGAGACAGTAGCGTTAGATGCTGGAGCTGTATAAAAATGAAATATACCCAAATCTTGTTCAACCGTATATCCGGCTGGGGCTGGGATTGGCACGGTTCCTTGAGGGCTGCTTACTTGAACAACAAGAGAGGCAGGTTCAACCGGCTTAATTTTTGTATCAAAATCTTTTTGGGTTCCAGTGCCAGGCGCACTGTATGTGAATTTTTTAGGCATGTCACCGAGCTCTAAGCGAACTCTATCGACAATCTGGCTGACTCTGGCCACTCACAACCCCTATTCACGGTATTAATCTAATGGTAGCGAGTATCTACAAAAAATCTTTACAAACGAAGAAGCGGGCATAGTTGCCCGCCGCCCCGCCTAGTTAAATTTTAGATAACGCCTGCTAGATAACCCTTTTCTCGCAAGTGCGTAGCAACTTGTTGAGTAACTGAGTACTTCTGTCCAGCTCTAAAGCTGTAGTTGTTTCCTGCACCAAGGGTCATGTTTTCAATGTCTTCAACAACTCGAATCACAACAGTTGCATCTGATCCACCAACCTCAATTGGGTTGTCGACAATTACTGTCTGGCGATCTGGAACTGTTGCGTCAATTACTTCGGTCTCAAGCTTAATCTGTGCTGTGGCTGTTGCCATAGACATAGTTGCAGCTTTTTCTTGAAGTACTTGAGCATTCTCTTGAATCTGAACTTCGCGGGCGCGACCTGTAACATCGGTCGGTTTGATCTTACTTGCCATTTGTATCCTCCGGTTTAATATCTGAGTGTTTGTGTTGGGCGGGGGCTTTTACACCCCCGCCTAACATTTAAGCTATTTAGTTGTATTAGTTGGTTTCTGCAATAACAACAGACTGATCTGTAATAAGACCAAGACCGAAGATTGAGTACCAAGCAAGTGCATGCTCACGACCGAAATCAAGAATACCGCCATCGCGGAGTTCGACTGGAAGAGAGATTGCGTGACCGAATGCGTTATCTCCAATGAAGATAGCTGAGTAACGGTCTGATCCACCATTACCTGTGTATGTTGCTGGAGTTGTGTAACCTCCACCAGCAGCAACTACAGGGTTAGCAACAGCTGTATCAGCTGTGTAAGATGTACCAGCACCACCAGCAACTTTAAGAACCTGTGTGGTCTCAATGAATACTGTATCGTACAAACGGCCGATCTCACCAAGCATGAAGTTACCTGGAGCTGCGTACTTTGTGACTTCAATGAATTCTGGATTGTCACGAAGCTTACGGCTTTGGTGTGGGTGAATGAAAGCAACATATGTCTCACCAAGGCGAGGGATGTTCTTGGTTGCTAGTGTCTCCACTGCATCCTTAACAGTCTTAGGTGTTAGGTTGAAGTTACCTGTCATAGAAGCACGTGTTGTGCCCTTTGTACCGTCTGCGTACCAGTTGTTAACAGCTGATAAGTTTGAGCGGTCTTCACCGTAGATTGTTGATGTTGCTGCATAAAGTGTGTCGCGTGAAAGCTGATCTAGATAGACAGCCATGTTACGACCTAGAAGACGTGAGGCTGAAGCCATTACGTCATCGAATGAAGCGTTAAGCAAAAGCTCTGATACAGCAAGAGCATATCCATGCTCTGATACTGTGATTGAGAATTGCTGTGCTGTAAGTGCGTTAGTCTGCATGCGAACACCTTCAACTAGTGAAGATGCAAAGCCGAGGTTGTTGTAACGCATGAAGTTGATTTGAAGACCAGGTGCAACACCTAGTTCTGTCTTCTTTACTGCAAACTGCTCAAAGCGAAGGATTGGCATGGCCTGGAAAAGAATTTCCTTGGACCAGATAGTCTGGATCGCTTGAGTCAGCTGTGTGTTGGTACCTGAATACGCGGTAGGCGCAGCGGCTAGATTGCCGGTACCTGTAATGGATGATGCCATTTTAGCTTTGACTCCTTATTTGGAATTTGAGGGTTAAGTTTTTGTTTAGCCTAAAAGCCCTTGAGTGCGACCTTGAGCTTTTGGACTCAGTAGTCGACTACGGTATTTTGAGTATTCGTTCATCGGCATTGCCGCAATTTCTTCCGGCGTAAAGTTACGTTGTTCCGAGTTAGTTTCCATTGGCCCATTGGGAGGAGTAGTGATACTCGTTCCCTTCATTTCTTTTCTGGCGTTCTGCATAGCAGACTGAGCCGATTCAAGAATTCTTGCTGAACGCGCTTTAAGATTTTCCACACTAGCCTGAAGCTCTTCACGGGAATTACCCTGAATGAGATCTACTAGTTCCGGAATAATGTTGTCGCGTTCTTGTTCGAGTACTTCTTGTCGATAAGCATTTAAATCTGCAAAAGTCTTTTCCCGCTCCAGTAGAGCGAAGGCTCGTTCGCGTTCGACACGCTCACGCTCCAACTGCTCCTGCAACTCTGCTAAACGAGCGTCTGCATATGACTTGGAATCAAGTTCCGACAATGCTTCTTCTCGAATTCGTACAGCTTCTGCTTCCGCATCTGCTGCTCTACGAGCTGCTTCTTCTTCTTTTTCCTTCTTGATTGAGAGAAGCTCTTCCTTCAAACTTTCAATCTGAGGGTAAAGCTTTTCTTTTTCTTGAGAACGTACTTTGGCTAGATCATCATCAGTGTAAAACTTTTGATTACTTGCCTTTTCTGTAGTAGTAACAGTCGGCGCGTCAACGCCCGACACATTTACGACTGGAGCTGTTCCGGCTTCTGCTTCAAAAGCAACTGCCATTGTTTCTGCATTTTCCATGCTTACATCCTTCTGTATCCTAGGGGTCGTTTTCCAAATGCCATTACTGGCGTAGCACATGTGACCTAACGTTTATTACTATGTATTTTCTCGATTTAGTACAAAATTGTCTGCCTAAGTAGGTTTATTTTTCGTACCCTTCCGGAGGCCGTCTACGAGGTAGAGCGGTTCCGTAAGCTTCAGTTACAAGGGATGTGCGAAGTGCCGCTTCACCTTGTTGCGCTTGCATATCTGCACCATCCATCAAAGGAGGCACACCAGCAGCTTGTAGAGCGCCACCGCCACCAGCGGTCATAGCGCCACCCCCAGCAGTCATATCTGCTCCTGGTTGACCAGCCATTCCGCCGGTTAGTTGCATAATCTCTTGTTCAATCTGTGTTTGAAGTAACTTAAGAGCTCCGTCTGACTTTGCATCTTCTAGAAGCTCTGTACGAATTTCTTGTAGTTTTTCAGCTGGGAACTCTTCACCTAATGTGCGTAGAGCGCCTTCCTTAGATTCCAGACCCAATGACAAAAGTGATTGAACTTCGTTTAAAGCGATCAATTTATCTAACGGAAGTGGTTGTGGGAAATGAACGTAAGACTGGTAGGTAATAGGGTCGTTTGGATCTAACTTGTCTAACTGACCGTTTTTAATAGGGGTGTTAAATTCTGGACGCCAAACAAATGTCTCTGGCTCTTTGATAGCTAAGCTAAGAAGGATTAGCTCATTAACTCTTTCAAGTCCGTGAGCGTATTGAATAATCTTTTGGTGGTAGCGGTTCATCAAAGGCTGGAACTGAATAGATAGGGCCACACCTGATGTATTAGAAATTGGTTGTGCTTGCCCTAAAGCTGTTTCTGGAACACCGATCATTTCGTGCATTGACTTCTTAATTAAAGCTAAGAACTCCATAGCACCTTTAAGGCCTTGAGATCCGCCTTCTAAGTTTTCTACCTTTGCGTCTTTTGGTAGCCCACCCCAGACTTTGTTAGCGCCTTTCTCAAGCTGAGAAGCTTTAGCACCGATGATGACTGTGACTGGCGCTGCGTGGTAATTAACGATATCAGCAACGTCCGTAGCAGTTTCATTGTAAGTGCGGTTAATATTGATAATGTCATTGCAATCAGAAAGACCCCAAGGGCTACCGCTAATACGAACATTTGGAATATGAATAACGGGAATAGTGCCAAGCGGGTTAGGGCGAGAGTCAATGAGTTCGTCGTTGATGTACTCTTCGATAACATCGTCAGTTAAGATTTCTGTATATGTGAATACTTGGCGCGTACCCTCAAGCGATGTACCCCAGAAGCGATACTTGAGCTTGAAACGAATAAGGCGCTCGCGGTCATGAGGATGAAACTCTGGAAAAGCAAAAGATGAGTTAAGAGGAAGAATACGCACACGGCCAGGGTGCTGACGACCACCAGCATCAACCCAAGCTTCTTCATAAGCGACTTTGATAAAGCAATCACCTGATACACCGCCTTGTTGTCCAATTTCCCACAATACTGTGGCTTTGTTGTTATCTACTTCCCACACACGCTCTAGTAGGTCTGGGACAATAGCTTCTGTTTCTTTTGGTGATCTAAAGTTAACGCCTTTACCAAAAGTAAAGTTAAGAACAAAATCTGTAAAAGCACGATAGTAATTCATTACCATCTGAGTTTCGCCTGTTTGACGGCGATAAGAATAATGATGGCCTAGATACATTGCCCAGTTAAGAGAATAACGATTTAGGCGTGGGCCATGTACTTCAAATTCTTCATCTGCAAGCTCTACTAAACCAAGCGGGGAGATGGAGATTGTTAAATCAGAGGAGGCTGCCCTATAACTGGGAGGGGAGAAATCAATACCGCTACCGCTCACCAAAACACCCTTCTACTTCTAATACGCATAGACTAACACAAATGTCGACAAACCGCTAAAAGTGGCGTCGGAAAGATTCACCGGCAATGGTTCCCTTGCCAACTGGCTTGGTAACTTTTTTCTTCATTGCCTTTTCTTTTTTCTCTTTTTCTTCTTCTACGTAGTCTCTGAATCGAGGATCAATATCTTTCTTTGAATCAACAAACTTTCCACCCATTTGAATATACTTTGCGTGTATCCAGTGAGCAGATGCTGGTGATTGTTTTGAAAAACGAGTCTTAGCTTGGGTTCTAACCATGTTGTAAAGCTTAGGGTTGGCAGGTAACTGCTTTGGACCCTCTTTTACTTCTTGACCTCTGATCAGCATTTTAAATCCTTATAAAGAAGTTCTCGCCCCCGCCACGTATTCGCCGTAGAAACGGGGGACGAGAAACTTTATTAAATTAGTCCTGGACTACAGCAGGGTTCATAGCACTCTGACGAGCGCCGCTGCGAACAACTTCTTCGAAACGATTGTCGCCGTGATCAGCAAAACCGCCAGCAGCAAAGTCTGTCAAGTTTTGTGGTGCTTCTACCCATGCAGCTGAACCAACGTGTGCGCGTTCACGCATTGTCTCTTCAGCTGTCTTCTGCCAAACAGGTGCATTACGATTAGCACGACCTGCCGCAGGCATGTATCCCTGCATAGCTCCGTTTGTAAACTGAGCTGGTACGTCTGTGTCAGTTGCAATGCCTTCTTCAAAACGAAGTGGTCCGCGTTGTCCTGGAACAGCGCCTGCCATCTTGCGGTCGTAAATAGCTCCTACTTTTTCAGGGAACTTTGGATCTGGTGCAATTGTCATTAATGACTCCTAAATATCGGTTGAGGACCTCGGTAAAAGTGTCCTACTTTTAAAGGGTATAAACAGGCTAAAGTAAAAATTATCTGAAAAAGGGTGAGGAAGATACTTCTACCTGCGGCATGGTTAAGTCCATGGTTAGGGCGCAAGCAATAGCCAAAGAATCTGCGTAGTCGTCGTGGGCGTGAGCTTCGTCTGGGGCATGTGCCAAAAAGTTAGGGCCCTGAAACTTAGTCTCCAAGTCTGTCATTTGTTGATAGAAACGCTTCCAGGTGCGAAGGCGGCGAGTTTTTGCATGCGCCGGCCAACCAACCATACGTCGGTCAATTAAAGCTTTAAGGTGCTTCCAACGCTTTGATTGCTCCGGCTGGCTACTACCTATTGAGTGAACCTCTGATCTTGGTAGAAGAATCTTCATACGTTGGGCTACTGCATCACCAACACCGTTAGCATCAATACCAACAGCTAGTACGTCATAGTTATTAAGGAAGCTAACAATTTGGAAGTACTGATCCTCCCAGTCATCGCCTTGGATCTCTAACCAATTCAAAACTCTGTGGTCGTAATAACCAAACTCATCCGGTCTATCCCAGTCAACCCAGACAACTGTAACTACTGTTGAGTCAAGTTTTCTTGCTGGGTCAATTCCGACAACGACTGGTGTTCTATGCCAAGCTTTAACGGTTTCTTGTGAGGTGTCTCCGAGCTCGTCCATAATAGCTGATGTAACGAACATTCCTCGCTCCAGCAACCATTTGCATGAGTACGACATCTGGAACTCATCAGAGTCCTCCCCAATGCGAAGCATTTCTTTTTTAATAAACTTACCGTAATTAACATTTACTTTAGCTACATCTCGCCAATCCCATTCAAAATGATTTTGGCGTGAGCTGCGACCGGTCTGCCTACGCTTGTTTAATTGGATCGAGCGGTAAAAGTTGTTCTTACTTGTAGTTGGAGTGCCTGTCTTAACCATAGTTCCTGAGTAGTAAGCAAGCATAGGGCTAATAGATTTTGATACAACAAAGTCGTCTGCCTCCTGGCACTCATCAATAACAATTAAATGGAAAGACTTAGATTCAATTTTAGCTCTAGGGTTAGCTGTCATCATCATAAGAGATGAGCCTGAATTCTTAAGTTTAATTTGACGAGTAACCCCAGGTACTTTACCTAGGCTGTCGTCGATCTCCGGATCGCCAAGGATCTCAAGCGCTCTTTCTGATGTAAGTCTATTTACTGTACGACCAAAAAGTGTTTCTACCTGACCTTCAACAGGAGCAAACATACCAATCCAAATACCTTCTTTAAATTTACCAAGAAGATCTGGGTACATTTTTGCAAGTCTAGGTAACAACACCATGAGTGTAGCTACAGTGTTAGCAATAGTTTCCGACTTACCCGACTGACGTGCAGCAAGTGCTGTTATTTCTTCACCGTCATTAATAATTACAGATTCAATAATGCGACGTGCAAGAGGCATTTGATATGGGTGTAACTCATGACCCACAAGTGCGGTCATAAATTGAATTGTGCGATCAGTTATCTTTCGGACAAACTCTTTTGATAGTTCGTCAAGCTCTTCAATTTCTTCTTCCGGCGCAAGGTCTTCTTCATCCTCGTTTACGGGGAAGAACTCTTCGTCGTCATCTTCTAGAACAATGTTGTTTTCCATATTAACCTTAAGTCTAGTTAAAAACAAAAAGCCTGGGCGGTTAAACCCAGGGCCCTTTGCTGCCACCACACGGGGAGAGGAAGAGAGAGGCAAGACCTATTTTAGCATAAAGTCGACAAATCTATTTAAGGCTTAACGTTTCTTTTGTAAAGTTCTTCAACGACAGCATGAAGAGCCTCAGCCCCAGTCCTTGCTTCTTGTAAATAAACCATTTCACGGCTCTTGGTGTAACCAGAAAGGCAACGACCAACTTCATAAATGGACTGTTCTAGCCACATCTCTAACTCTGCTGTAGGGATTCTAGATACACGCTTTGCTACTTTTTCAGAAAACGGTTTATCCCAAGATTCACTATTCTTTGAAAAAAGCTTCTTCATAGCTGCCGTCCTCCGGTTCCCAAATTTTGCGGACCTTCATAGCATCCGATAGGCGGGAGTCTATTGCATTATCGTCTTCAAATGGCAACTCAGATCCAGGAATCCACTTTCCAATGTAAAACCCAGGTTTGGTAAATGGGAGCCTAAAAACTAGGCAAGAGCCTTTACGGTAAGGGTGGTCTGTTTCTTGAGTCCAACCGATCTCAGCGATTGGTAGAAATTTGCGGTGGTAGTACTCAAGTGTTCCGACGTATAGTTGTCCGTATGTTTTCATAGAATCTCGTTAAATAGTTCCTTTGCTGTAAAGTTTTTAATATTAAAGTCATCCGGTAGTTGCTTACCTAGCTTGCTGCTAATCATAGCTGTTTGGCTAATGCGTTCTTTAGCCCCAGAAGAAAAATCATCCATATTAGCTGGCCCCATATCAGGCCATTGATCAAGCCCAGAGGATCTAAGGAACTTACCGGTAGAGCCACTAGCCTTTAAGCCTTCCCACAAATGGGTAGGGACGTTGTTATATTGCCACCAGGTGTTATCTCTAAAAACAACAATAAGCTTTTTGTCAGTTGGGTGATACGCAATAGTCCAAGCTCGCGGCCGCTCTTGGTTTGTAGTAGGGGCGTTCTTAACTTCAGCCCCAGCGTTCTTTAATTCTTTTGGAACGTTAACAAGCCAGTCGGTATCTTTGGCTACTTCTGTTTTACCCTCAGCAAGTTCGCGTTTTTCAACCGACTTTAAAGAATTTGACTTAACCCTAGCTAACTCTTCGCTTGCACGGGCCATGCCTTCTTGATAAGCCTTACTACGTCTAACCATTATTCCTCACAAACGTGATTTTGAGTCTCGGTTTCTAATACCCGGACTAAGCATACAGAACAACGTAAATATCGTATAGGTTTGAAGTCATTTTGAACGGTAGCTCCTAAAGGGAAGTTGCTACCGTCTTCATTATCTTGTGGCTCATAGTCCACAACAATATCTGGTTCATCAAAGAGTTCTCTAGGAAAAGGACCTTTAGGGTCCATCATAGTTTTTGGTACAGGGTGTACCTGAACTGCGTTTCTCTTAGTTACTCTCATCGGCAGGAGTTTCCTCTACGGTCTCTTCTGCTTTCTTTTTTACAGCTTTTGGCTTTTCTTCTTCTTTCTTTGGCTCCTCGGAACGAAGAGCAAAGTTACCCTCAGCGGCCTCGGTAAGTAGCCAGCGTGGTAAACAAGTAGAACAATAGTCAACAGAATTAGCCGCAGGGTTAGCTACTGTGTAAACAGCTGCTGCCTCGCAATTAGCACATTTAATCATTATTACCTCCGCAATCAGTATACAACAAAAAAGGAGCTGATATCTCTATCAGCCCCTCTTTTGGTAAACCTAGTTACTTAGATGCACCAATACCAATTGACTTGTCTTTTGGATTGAGTGCCTTTGCAAGCGGTCCTACGAGTCCAGCAATGAACGCGTTAAGGAGGGTCTTTGGATCCGTAATCCCGCTCATGTAAAGAGCCGCTACTGCTGCCGCTGATGCGCGGATATAAGAACCAAACGCTGCTTGAAGTTGTGCTGTATTCATTTTGCTCTCTTTCGTTTTAGGTGAGGGCTCCACGTGTAAAGCGCCTCAGCTCCACAAAAGTACTACCACTCAGGGGATTCGTCAATATGCTGATCAAAGCGGCCTTCAAGGCGAGCCATTGATACACGCATTTCAGTTACGTCAAAAGCAATTTTATTAATTGAGTCACGCATACTAGATCCACCATTAGGCTTAAGTTCAGCTAGATAATGCTTGATGGTCCACTTAATTCCAAGGATAGTTACCCCGCCTACTCCAAAAATAACAGAGGTTAATGCGGCCCAATCTGATATAGTCATTTACACATACTCATTCTGTAGAAGATGTCAAGTTAAAAATAGAAGAGTGTGTTGTCCGTCTCAAATCACGAGATTTATATAAATAAATTAGACCATCTAAGCGTGAATTTGTCTCAATATAAAAAATATATCTGTTTGAACTTGACTCATCTTGTAACTCTGTGGCAACCTAGAGTTAAGGAAGCCACTCACAAGGTGGCTTTTGCCAACTGAGAGGAGCAATTAAATGCTCAATATCAGAATTAATCTAACGATTAATCTCCGAAAGGTTGGAGCAGGTGTAGCAGCGGGGTTTATCCTTATGGCTCACTTGGTGACACCAGCCTATGCTTTGACGATTGCACCGCCGGCTAGTTTAAAACCTGAAAAGGTGATTACAGCTAACCTAACGCATATGAAAGTGCAAACAACAAAGTCAGCAGCCAAGGCGGCCTTGGCAAGTGACAGCGTCAAATACTTTGATGCTGAAGCGCTCGCTTTCTTGACAGTCTTTACCAAAGACTGGAAGATGAGTGAGTGGGAGTGTCTTCGTAACGTGTGGATGAAAGAAAGCCACTTTAACCCTAAGTCTTTAAACAAGTCTTCTGGTGCTTACGGGATCGCCCAGTTCATGCCCTCAACATGGGGCAACTACGAGGTTGAAAAGACCGCTGTAGCCGAACTCCAAATTAAATACGGACTACGATATATTTACAAGAGATATGGATCCGAGAATGACCCCAATGGTGCATGCAACGCGTGGAGTTTCTGGCAAAAGAAGGGCTGGTATTAATAACGCTCCGTCTTTTGATGGAACGCAACCTTGTCAAAAATTGGAATTAGCTATTTTCTTCCCCGAAGATCGGGTAGAAGAAGCAAGAGCAAAAACAGAACTTAAACCGATATGTAAAACGTGCCAGTTCCACACTGCTTGTTTAGAGTGGGCCATAGAAAACCGCGAAAGCGGTATCTGGGCAGGAACTACGGAAGAAGAACGACGATTGATACTACGACGCAGAAATCGCGTCAAGGTATAGCAAAAAGCCCCCGGCTATTAACCGGGGGCTTTTTGTTTGTGTTGGGAAGATTATGCCCAAGATGTCATTGTAATTGTTGCTGATAGAGCTGTTGAAGCTG